TTAATTTCTCACCATCGTAAGAGTTGTCACCGGTATTTTTCCAGTCAATAGTTGTGTCGAGACCATCAAGTTCTCTTAATTTTTCATTACTTTCAAGCTTTCTTCTAGTAAGTTTCGAAGCTGGAACTCTGTATGCAAGTTCTGTTTTAGGACGATCCATACCGTCTTGAATCGGCTTGAAGAAAAACGGATAGTTAACGGATATTGGTACAACTTTATCTGTGAACATCTTTTTAGCATCTGATCCAGATTTAGATAAAATACCGAATCTGGAGTCGCTAGATATCGTTGCTTGATTAACAAGTTCCGCTGACGACATAAATGAAAATCCAGATCTTCTGTTTTTAAGGTAGCACATTCCGTAACACCTCGTATCTGCTTTACATGCTTCCCAAAATATAAAGAATAATCTATTTGCTTCTCTAAAATCTGGTGCTCCAATGTCAATCTTTGACCACTGCAAGTACATGTAATGAGTACCAGTAATGTAAGTATCAATACCATTATTGTAAAACCAAAATCCCTGTTCTCTTCTAGTAAATTCATTATCAATATAATCGTACCATTTTTCTTTAAATTCAGCTGGATATTCTTCCCAGTCAAATCTACTTTTAATTCCACTTAGTTCTTTTGGATACTCTTGCTTTTCCCAATGTTGATTAGCTTTATCTTTGCTTCGTTTAAACGATTCATTTGTTGCTGGTAAAGCAATCCTGAGATTTTGTATTTCAATGACTTGTCCAATTTTTCCTGTTTTACTTATTACTATAAAATCATAATCAGGGTTGTAGCCATACTCCCATTTTTTAAACCTATTGTTTTTAGCTAGTATCTTAGGATTTACAATATCCTTAATTTCTTTCCAAAGAGTTTGTTCGTAACTCATTTGCTTCTCCCTTCTGCAAAACCTTTAAAAGTTTTCTCTACTTTAACTTCTTTAGGTTTATCATTCAGCATATCCTCCTCTAGTTGTATCCGATTTAGTATTTCAAAAGCATCGAATATAGCTAGTTTTTTTGTTGCAGCAGCATTTTTTAATCTATCAGCGCTTAAATCGTCGTCCGAGTCTACAATCTTTTCTTTTGCTACTTTAATTAATTCCTCAACTGCCTTTTGCCCAGCTTGGATTATTTTCAATTTCGTTTCCTTCGTATTCATGAGTTAAGGCTATATCATTAGATTTCATACAATAAAGTCGTTCACCTTCTATAATAAACTCAAACTCAGAGTTAGGTGTAAACGTAATAAGTGTTTCAGGTGTAATTCCTAGATCTTCTAAGGACTTGTTAGAATATTTTACTATACCAACATTAGGTTGTTCTTTTCTGTTCTCTAAGACGCTTTGGTTTTTTAGTGGTTTTACAAAGCAATAATCTAAATGTGGTTTTAAATTATACATATAGATTTGCTCAGGTGAAACAAAATAAAGATCATCTTTAAAATAAGTTGAACTATTTCGTTCTCTTCCTTTTTGATCATACCATCTTCTAAATATATTATGGTGGATGTATAATTCATCTCCTATATTTATTTTAGTAGTATAAGCTGCAGGAGTCGAAACTACTACAGCTTTTTTACTAATGAATTTATGATCTTCAATGCCAGTGTTGATAATAAGATCACTACCAGCAACTGTTCTTGTATTGTCATACCTATTGTTTAAAGGTTTAACAATAAAATAATATAAGCTTTTCACTAATACTTAAGATCGTACTCTACAGATATTGACATATTAGAGTTAAACTTTTTCCAAGGTAAGACTTCGTTATTTTTAGTTATAAAAATATTATATGATTGGTCTTTGTCTTCAAAAAGAATATCAGTAATAGTATGTCCACCGTATACTTCTTGACCAGTAGAATAATGCATTGCCTCATTCTTATAGTCAGAACCTATACTAATCTTCCTTATTACCTTCGACATCTTCTTTTATCTCCGTGTAAACACCATCTTCAAGACTAATATTAACAGCACCGTACTCAGCTTCTAATACTTCTTTATAATCTTCAATTTCACTATTAACACCAGCTATCTCATGAAGTAGTCCATGCTTTTGAGATTCTAATAATCCGATGTTACTAATTAATTCGTTTAATTGTTTTTGTTGCTCTTGAATTAATAATAATTCTTCTTCTTTAATTTTCATTTTATTTGATTTAATTGTTTATTTACCTGTTACTTATATATTTACTTGTATAAGTAACTTTTTACTATACTGGCTCTGGTGTTGACCAAGCTGCAGTTGCCATTAAAGCTAAAGCTTCGTCTTGATTCATTACACTGCCTACTATTGGTAAACTACTATCTGTAATAAAACTTGGCGTTACTCTATAACTCAATAACCCTTGAGTATTTGCTAAATTTCTTCTCATTGATTGTGCATTTTGCTGATCTACTTGAGAAAATAAAACTAAGTTTGTATTACTTAATTCAATTACTATATAACTTTTATTATTCATTTTTTTTATTTTAATATTTTAACCTGGCACATTTCCTGTTCCAGATACTCTGTCTAATACATCCATATTCTCAGATAATCCATTTGCTGAACTGTAGGGAGCATCGTTATCAATATCTATTGAGCTAGTTCCTAAACCACTTGCTGAATAACCTGGGCCATTTGTAATGGCAGTATTTGTCATACCACCAGCACTTACGCCATTGCTAGTTCCTATTTCGTCTAATACAGTCCAGTTAGTATTAAAAGAACTATTAGAACCTAGCTGCCACCAACCTACAGGTGCAGTTCCAGAGAAAGTATTTAAATTAGATGGCACAGTTTGGTTATAAATTTCTGTTACTTCTGCAGATGTTAAAGCTGTATTCCAAACAGATACATTTGAAATAGAGCCATCATAGTAAAAACCACTAAAATTGCCATACCATCTTCCAATAACTAAATTTTGATCTGTTACATTTGGAGTCGCAGTGTAAGAAACTGAATTTTCTAAAACATTATTTACATATATTTTTACTAATGAACCATCATAAACTCCAATTACGTTATACCAAGTACTGGAATTTGGTATTGTTGTTCCTGTAACTTTCCCAGCATTCGCGTTCGCTGTTCCATCAGCCCAAAATTCAAAAAATCCCCCACTATTTATTGTTACTGCAAACCCAACTTGAGGAGTAGAACCTGATTTCATATTACCAACAATTCCAGAAAGTGTAGCAGAGTTAGTTTTTACCCAGCAAGAAACTGAATAGCTTTTAGTTGGTTGCTGTACAGTTGCACCACAATCTATATACTCATCTGTTCCATCAAAACTTAATGCGTAAGGGCTATAACCAGATGTTTGCTGTAGGTCGCTTATAACTAGGTTTGCAGAGCCAATAAGGTAACTTACACCATTTAATTGAGATACTGATTGTTTTTTGACATAACTATTAGAACCTACTACTGAAGCATTGTAGCCATTTATAGTGTCTACTAAACCTGTGGTTAAATTTTCTAATGTCCACCAACTAATTAAATCTGAAGAAGCTGAGTGTGTGCTTAAGTTTTTTGGCTGACCACCATTAACTATTTCAGTTATTTCAACTTGTGTTAAAGCCTTATCCCAAATTGCATAATTAGATAATGATGCACTCATATGTCTAGAGGCTTGATCACCACCACCAAAAATTAAATTACCTGTTTTAATTGTTCCTTCAGCTGGAAACTCAGAATACCCAGGATTTGTCACTCCACCTGATGTGCCTGAATTAGTTGCTTGTTTTACTCCGTTTACGTAAACTATTATAGAGCCAGATTCAGTTCCAAATTCTGGAGCAGCGTCTTGATCATATGTTAATACAACATTTATCCATTTATTAAGAACTTGAGTAAGATTTGAATCGGCAATAGCAGTAGCTTGAACGTACCAATTGCCAAATGGCATACCAAAATAAGTACCAAACGTTTTATCAACGCCTCCAACATCTGTTTTTAAAGTATATTCCATACCCTTCTGCTGACCCGAGTTATTTCCTTTAAGCTCAGCTGAGCCTCCACTTAAAGCTCCACTTTGTGTGTCAGCTCGTGAAGCATTGTACCAAAAAGACCAAGAAGCAGCAGTTTTTCCAGTTGTTCCAGAGTAATTAGAAACTTGAATATAATCACTTACAGTTTCTGTTGCTTCATTAGGACAAAATGCAGAGCTTAGATATGTTGCTGCAGCTTGATTTATATCCCAATTTCCCGTTGAACCATTAAGAACATCACTTGAATTTAATTTATACCAAATTTTTAGATTAGAGTTTTTAGGTATATTAGCTAAAGTTTGTGTCGG